TGGTAGAGTTGGAACGGCCCCTGCACAGATGGGTGATATTAGCACTCAAAATATGTAGTATTGTTTTATTAATCAATACTTTAAGGATGATTGATAACAAGACACCCTCACAATTTGCTTCACAGCGAATCCGTGATCAGCGTTCACAGAGTTACTACGATATGCTGTCCCTCAATGAGGGCAACAAATCCAGAGTCTATAAAGATACTAAGGGTAATCGCACTGTAGGAATTGGCTTCAATCTTGAAGATTCGGGTAATCGAAAGTTTCTCAAGGACAAGGGTATTGATATTAATGAACTGTTTGCTGGCAGGGAGTTAACTGAAAGGGAAACAAAGACGCTATACAATCATAGCCTAACCCAGGCGTTCAAAGACGCTCAGTCCTATGACCCTAACTTTGCCAGAAGACCAGAGGCCGTTAAGATGGCGCTGGTAGATATGGCCTTCAACCTAGGTCTCACCAAATTAAATAAATTTGTGGAGATGAAAAAAGGTCTTATGAATAATGACTACAATGTTGCAGCCGACGAGATGGTTGATAGCAATTGGTACAAACAGGTGAAGTCCAGAGGACCCAGGATGGTTGCAGTAATGCGTTCAGCGGCACGATAAATGAATATTCAAGAAGACATAAAGGCTCTTCAAAGCTACGAGTCCTTTGCTAGATTCATCAATTTAATTCACTCCCTAAGGGAGGAAACAATTTCGGAGTTACACGAAGCTCCATCGGACAGGATACAACAGATATCTGGTCGTATAATTACTTATGATCAGATCCTCCAAATGTGCGATTGGGAGAGACTCCAAACAACTTTTAAGGATAGGATGTAACCACCTATGCTATAATAAAAAAATCGCAATCTCTCGGCGTAAATGAGTGGCTATTATGACAGATGAAATAACGACTGCTGACTCTGGGGCAGACACAAAACCAGTGGTAAATACTAATATATCCGTAACGGATTTTGCAAATCGTCGATTGGGCGAGATGACTCCTAAGACTGAACAGCCTCAGGAAGAATCAGAGCCAGTTGCTGATGAATCAGTTGAAGAGAACTCGGAAGAGGTCATTGAGGAAACTCAGGAAACCGAAGAAGAGAACTCAGAGGTTGATTTAAATTCCGAGGATGTTCTTTCACAGTTTGACTTGGACACTATGTCCGAGGAGGAATTACAGGAGTTATCCGAAAGGCTAGGCAGTAAGGCTGTTGCTAGATTTGGTGCTTTGACGGCAAAACGCAAAGCAGCAGAGGAGCGATTAGCAGTACTTGAGGCAGAACTCAAGGATAAGAAGAACCCTCTTGAAACCCAAAAGAAGATAGACAACAACCCCTTCAGTTCATTGGAAACAATTGAAGAGTTACAGAGTAAATCTGCGGAGGTTGATAATATTATTGAATGGGCCGAGGACTTATTATTTGAGAGCGATGGCTACGCCGCTGACGATGTAATAACAGAATTACAAGGAAGCGAGTTAACCAAGGCCGACGTTAGACGATCACTACTCCAGGCTAGAAAGGCAAGTAAAACATTTCTACCCGATCAATTGCGTAAAGTGCAGGCCCAGATCCAAGGGGCTGAACTTGAAACTGCATTTGAAAAACGGGCAAAGGATGAGCTGTCTTGGCTTACTGGCGACGATAATGATACTAGGAGACAATACGAATCCACAATATCTGACCCTAGGTTCAAAAAACTTAAGGAGATCGTCAAGAAGGAGGCACCTGAAATATCTGGTCAACTTGATTACTTCTTTGCTCATGCTGCTAACAGCATCTATGGACGCAAACCAGTGCCTCAGGGCAAATCAGGTATCACTATGAGTCCTCCTAGAACTGGCCCAACTGGTTCTACTAAATCGGATAAGTCACAGTCAAGAACTGCAAAGGCAATCAAGGACTTACAAAGCCAATTCCAAAGATCGGGTAACGCTCGTGATTTCGCTGCACTTAGAAAACTACAAATGGCTTCACGCCGTTAACTTAACTCATTAATAATTAAATAATAAAATGTCATTCTCAAATACATTCGATACTACAAATACAGGATCGGCTGTTTCTAACCGCGAGGACTTGACTGACGTCTTGACTATTCTTGCGCCAGAAGAAACACCAATCCTTTCGTCTGCTAATAAAGAGCGTGCTACTGCAACTAACGTTGAGTGGACCGTTGACAGCCTTTCTGCTCCCAGCACTGCTGGTATATCTGAAGGTGCTGACGTTGCTGCTTTTGAAGATAAATTCAAAGGTCGCGCTCGCCTTGGCAATCGCATCCAAAAATTCCGCCGTGACTATATGGTTTCTGATCTGCAAGAAGCAGTTGATTCTGTTGGTCCAGCTAAAATTGCTCAAGCTGAAGCAAAGGCTATCCGCGAACTAAAGCGTGATGTTGAAGCTACACTTGCTGGAACTCAGGATTCTACTACAGAAAACGGAGCTGGAACACCTAACCGCCTTCGCGGTCTCGGTGATTGGCTTGATTCTGCTGGTCCTTCTGACGTTCCTGCTGCATACCGTACACCTTCTGACAGTATTCAAGACGCAGGAACTAACTTCACGGAAAGTGCGTTAAACACACTAATCTCATCCATATTTAAGGTTACTGGTTCTACCAACAACCTTATGCTTGTTGCGGACGTTGCCCTTCGTCAAGACATTAGCGACTTCGCTCGTTTTGGCGCAAATGGCACTGCCACTTCTGAGGCTGGTGTTCGTTCAGTTAACTACGATGGTAATGCTGGAACAATTAAACTATCCGTTGACTTGTATGAGTCCGACCACGGTGTAGTCTCCGTTGTTAACGCTAACCCTGACTGTATGCCAACTACTGATCCAGTTAACTACACAGGTTATGTAGTTAACCCTGAGTACTACGGCATCCACGAGCTTATTCCTATGGGAAGCACTCGCCTACCAAATCTTGGTGGCGGTGAGCGTGGTTTCGTCGATTGTGCGTTGACGCTAGGTGTTTACCACCCAGGCGCGCACGGCAAGATCACTAGCTAATCATTAACCAAGGAGATATAATATTATGGCAGATATAACATTAAAAAGAGTTCAGGACATCCAAACATTAGCTTTGGGTTTTAACTACGAAGGCTCAGTTGATATGGCTGAAGATATAGCTACAGGTGGCGTAAGCGACTTAAAGGTTGGTGGCGCACAGCTTGCAGGAACTATATCAAAAGCAGCAATCGTTGTCGATGAACTTGTACCAGAAGCATCTTCTAGCGGAACTACATACACCAGTGTAACAGTTTCTCTAGGGGACGATGATGATTCAGGTGATGATAACCTAGTTGATGACGTTCAAGTTGAAGCAACTAATGCAGGTGCAGCAAGTGTAGGAACAGCTTTTGTAAATACAGGAGCATCTATCGCACTACCATTGCTTACTGATAAGATCAATCTCTTAGTAACTTCCGCAGGAGAAGCCGATGAGGCTCTTATGACAGCAGGAAAGCTAAGAATTTTCTTAGAGTATCATCCAACTGCTGGAGAATCATTCTCTAACTAATTAAATACTGGTTGGGGGGCGCAAGCCCCCCGCCTTTTTTAATATGGAAATAATTGTTCCTAAACTAAAGCGGTACTCAGATGGCGAGATCGATCGTGCCTTTATGAAGGAGATTACTAACGGTTTTAAGTTAGAGCGAGAAACAGAAAAACAAAGGGTTGCAGGCGCAGCCAAAGAAGCCCAGGCACTGAAGGGGACTACTCACCCAACGCTTGGCAAACCAGTTGCTAGTATTCCACCAAGAGAATACTTTCGACTAGTCCAGAAGTACGGTCAAAAGACCGTGCATTCTAAAGAATTTTTAAAGTACTATAATAAGAAGTTCCCAGAACTAAGCCCAAATAAAATCTAATGCAGACCAGAACCTATAAGGATTTATTTAGATTAATCACCTCAATGATAGGCACTGGAGGCGAACTTCCAGGTAGCGGAACAGAGGACACACAGGTAGCGGACTTCATTAATCGTAGGTTCCAACAAGCGTTTGACCAAAGCCCTGTATGGCCTAGATATTTAGTTCCTTCAGAAGAAAGGGCATTGGCTTCTTACGAACTATCTGGAGGTACAAGCACGACAAGTACTTTAGTTAATCAAAAGTTTAAGTTTTTAGGTTTGGCTGAACCAGCGACTGTTTCAATAGATGGCACAAAGGTGTATAACGGGACTACTACTAGCAATGTATTAATTTATAAAAATACAAGTAATGCGTGGGTAGTTGCAACTGGTGTTACGAATAGTGTAAGTTCAGCTGGGATAGTTACCTTTGGTGACGCAGGAACTGTGCAGTTTACCGAAGGAGATACAGTAAAAAACGATGCAATAGAAAATGTAACACTTTGGAACCCTCGCGCTGGATTAGATGTTTTATCAATTGCTAAAAAAAATCTTATTCCCTATGCTCAAACAGATAAGAATACAATTGGTGACTTCAACCGCATTTATCGCAAAAAAGCATTTTTAAATCAATCAGCCATAGAGTATGATTTTTTTGTAGATTTTGATGGAGCTAATATTTTAAACATTGTTAACTCTACTGATAGCTCGGTTTTTGTTTCTTACAAGAAGCAGTTTACACCATTTACTGTTACCTCTGATTTTTACAACTCAACAGTAGAAGTTCCTGGTGAGTTTTTTAACTTCATTGCTCACGCTGTGTATGCTGACTTCCTACGGGTTCAGAACCGTCAGCAGGAGGCAATAGCGGAAGAGCAAGTGGCTCAGACCTACCTAGCTCTGGAGCTAGAGAAGATTGACATTCGATCCAACAATAACACAATTAACAAAAGATTTTCAACTTATGTGAATCGGCAGTCCCGATAGTAACCCCCTGTGATATAATACAAAATTATGGCAAGATCAAGAAATAACGCACTGGAGTTTAGCTCCGCAGGTTCAGTAATTCTAACTAACTCAGGTGATTCAGGAGCAGACCAAAGTTTTGGTGCAATTCAAATGCTCCAGGATACGACATTGGGAAGCACTATCACTTCTACAAATGTAACTGGAACATCACTTGCCTCAAAAACATTTGGTGCTGGAACAATCATCTACGGACAGTTTACTCAAGTAACTGTAAGTTCTGGCCTAGTAGCACTACACAAGGTCTAATATGCATATTAGCCTTGACTCAGAACTGGGTCAGCAGCGTCGGCTGAACCAAGTAGGAGAGACTATCAGTTCGATATCTACTCCTGCGGCAGCATACAGTCTCCGTAGTCTTACTGGCGGTGACCCCAAGGTTGTGCGTGTCCGTCGTTCAAGCGATGATGATGAGCAGGACTTCACAGCATCTGAAATAGCTTCAGGTGCAATGCTGAGTTATGTTAATACTCAGGCGATTAAACCTCTAGATATTAAAGAACTTACCTCTGGAGGAACCGACGATGGACGCAACGGTAATTTTATTCTTGCTGACGCAGCTTACTCGCTTCGTAGCCTAGGGACACGACAGGCTACTATACCCAATGATGTCGCCCCATTAAATGCAGATACAGTTGTCCCAGCATCAGGTAAGTATGTGGTGCAGGTTCGTCGTAGCTCTGATAGTAATATAAAATCTTTTACAGCCGATGAAATTACTGATGGAACTTTACTTTCGTTTGTAAACGAAGATTTGGGAATAACTTTTGGAACAGCTGAAGCAACAACTATTGGGGCAACTCTTACCAATGCTTCTAATACTGGATTTACCTATACTTCTAGCGATACAAGTGTAAGAGGTATTAGGTTGCCGTTTAGCCAATCAATACCACCAGGGGCAACAATAAGCGTTACTATAACAACTTCAAATAAAACATCAGGAATGACTCCTAGTGTTAAATTTGCTAGGGATGCAGTTAATCAGATAGGAGACTCTGCCGATCCAGCAGTTTTAACTTCTAATTCAAATGGAACGCAAACACTCGTTGGCAAAACTACTATGACTACCACATCTCTAGCTTTCTTTGATAATGTCGCTGGTTCCTTTGATATTTCAAATGTTACAATTAACTCTATTGTTTATGACGGCTTTGTTCGCACTTGGTATGACCAAAGTGTAAGCGACCAAGCAGGAACAACAAGAGGTAATCACGCAACTCAAACAGACACTGCCAAGCAACCTACAATTGTAAGTAATGGCTCCGTGCTTACGGATGGCATTTTGTTTGACGCAAATATCAATCTTCCGCTTTCAGGAACAGGATTAGATTTATTTAATAATGTAGCGCACGGAAATATCTTTAGTATAATTAAACCTTTAGTAACTGGCAGGGGTGATAAAAGATTTTTTGAGGCAAGTAAAGGCGGTGGAACAACTGCTAGGTTTCTTTTTGCAGATGGTAAAGATACCTCAACAGATGCTACTTTTAGAGTTGGTGGTAGATCATCGGATGCAGAGGCTTTTGGTGATGTAGAAGGCACAACGACTCACGGCAATGCAGTTTCTCTTTTGACTGGATTTATTAGTTATGTGGGCGATACTGGAACATTGTTTTTAAATGGCACTCAGATTGACCAAGACACAGGAATGGCTTTTCCTGCTGGTAACACCTCGAACACAACAAGTAGTGCTATTGCTATAGGTGGTTCAGATGCAAGTAGAAC